GTATTTGACAGATTTTATCATCAATTTTTAATGAGACGTAGATGGGATGTTGGTTATCAAAGAACAGGACAAATGTTAAAAGAAAAATGTGGTTGTGAAGATAAAAGATTAGGTAAAGAAAAATTATCGGTCTTTATGGTAACAGAATTTGATAAGAAAAAAGATGTATATAATCAAAAAGTATTGAAAGAAGAAGCACCATACTAATGAAAACAATAGTATTAGGTCCACCAGGAACTGGAAAAACATTTACTTTGCTAAACAAAGTAGATGATTATTTAAAAGAAACAGATCCAGATAAAATTGGTTATTTTGCTTTTACGCAAAAAGCTGCACACGAAGCAAGAGACAGAGCCATTAAAAAATTTAATCTAACAGAAGACGATCTTCCATATTTCAGAACACTACATTCGCTCGCATTCAGAAAACTAGGTATTAAAAAAGAAAGTGTTATGCAGAAAAATCATTATGTTGATCTTGGAAAAAAGCTGGGTTTTCCAGTAAACTATGCAAGATATGAAGATGAACATGGAGGAATTTTTACATCAGATAGTGAGTATTTAAGAATTATTAACCTAGCTAAACTTAGAAATATTACACCAGAACAACAATATGATTTACATGAACATAATCAGGACTTAGAAAGAAATAAGGTTCGAATTATTTCAAATGAAATAGAAAGATATAAAAAAGAATATAACCTTGTAGATTTCAACGACATGGTTTTAAATTTTATAAAATCAGATAAATCTCCAAAGTTTGATGTTGTATTTATTGATGAGGCACAAGATTTATCTTTAATGCAATGGGATATGGCAAGATCTATATGGAATAAAACAGAAGACTCTTTTATAGCTGGCGATGATGATCAAGCTATTTTTAGATGGGCCGGTGCAGATGTAGATTCATTCATTGCACAGGAAGGTCAAATGTTGCCACTAACTCAATCATTTAGAATACCTGCGAAAGTTCATAATCTAGCTATGGGTATTGTAAACAAGATTAAAAAAAGAATCGATAAAAATTGGAATCCAAAAATACACGAAGGATCTCTGAGTCGCTATGATGAGTTTGAACAAATAGATATGACATCTGGAGAATGGCTGGTTTTAGCTAGAACAAAATACATGCTGAATGAATTAGAGGATACTTTGTATCGTAAAGGTTTGTACTATCTAAATAAATTTAAAAGAACTAGAGAACAAAATTTACATATTGCAGCAACTGATTGGGAAAATGCACGTAAAGGTGCAATGTTATCTCATGATCAGTGTATGAAAATATTTACATACATGACTGATAATAATTTTGATCGTAATAAAGTTAAAGGTATGACTAAGAGTGGTACATTCAGATTAGAAGATTTGAAAAAAGATTTTGGTCTTAAGACAGATACTGTTTGGTTTGAAGCTTTTGATAATGCACCTGGAAGAGACGTTAGTTACTTAACAAAAATGAGAAAGAATGATGAAAAATTAGATGAGAAACCAAGAATAGAGTTATCAACCATACACGGAGCTAAAGGTGGCGAATCAGAAAACGTTGTGTTACTCACTGACTTAAGTGAGAACACAATGAAAGCTTATGAAAGAAATGCCGATGATGAAAATAGATTGTTCTATGTTGGTGCAACAAGGACCAAGGAACATTTACATATTATATCACCAAAACAAGAATACAAAGGATATTCTATATGAGTGATGTGTACGAAAAACAGGTCGGCGGCGATCATTATCAGTCTATGACTATTCAGCCATCAGAATTTATAAATAAAAATAATTTGCCTTTTGCAGAGGGAAATGCCATAAAATATTTGTGCAGGCACAAGCAGAAAGGACAGAAGAAAGATTTGGAAAAAGCAATTCACTACTGTCAAATGGCAATCGATAGAGACTATCCTGATAAAAAAGATTTTTTAGAAGAAGCTGAAAAAGAAAAGGAGGAGTTAGAAGAATCTTATAAAGAAGCAAAACGACAAACAGAAGAACGTAAATCAAAAGAATGGCAAAAAGGATATAACAAATGGAAGGAAAATAAATGATACAACAACCACTTTTTAAACCTCAAACTGAATGGCTGCCACCAGAAGAATTTCCTGACCTATCAAAATATGATGAAATTGCAATAGATTTAGAAACTAAAGATCCTAATTTAAATACTCGCATGGGGTCTGGCTCTATAGTTAAAAATGGAGATGTAGTAGGAATATCTGTAGCTGTTAATAAATGGTCTGGCTATTATCCAATTGCTCACGAAGGCGGTGGTAATATGGATCGTAAAGTAGTCTTGAAATGGTTTCAAGCTGTATTAAATACACCAGCCACAAAGATATTTCACAACGCCATGTATGACGTTTGTTGGATTAGGACTCTAGGTTTAAGTATTAACGGTAAAATAGTGGACACGATGATTGCATCGGCCCTTGTTGATGAAAATCAAATGCGTTATGACTTAAACAATTGTTCTAAAAGATACACTGGAAAAGGAAAAGATGAAACAGCTTTATATGAAGCAGCAAAGTCATGGGGTGTTGACGCTAAGGCAGAAATGTATAAACTACCTGCCATTTATGTTGGCGCGTATGCAGAAAAGGATGCCGAAATAACTTTTGAACTTTGGCAAGAATTAAAAAAAGAAATTAATCATCAAGATCTGGAAGCAATTTTTAAGTTAGAGACTGATCTTTTCCCTTGTTTGGTCGACATGCGTTTTTTAGGAGTTCGTGTAGATACCGAGTCCGCTCAACAATTAAAAGAAGAATTAGTTGAAGAAGAAAAAGAATGCCTACTAAAAGTAAAAAAAGAAACACAAGTAGATGTTCAAATATGGGCTGCACGTTCCATCGCGCAAGTTTTTGAAAAACTTCACCTGCCTTTTGACCGCACCGAAAAAACAAATTCTCCATCATTTACAAAAAACTTTTTACAGAATCACCCCCACCCGCTAGTGAAACATATAGCCCGGGCTCGTGAAATAAACAAGGCCCATACCACATTCATTGATACCATACTCAAACATTCCCACAAGGGCAGAATTTATGCTGAAATTAATCAATTACGTGGAGATAATGGAGGAACGGTAACCGGAAGATTTTCTTATTCTAATCCAAATTTACAGCAGATACCAGCAAGGAACAAGGAACTTGGACCAGCTATTAGGTCCTTATTTATACCCGAGGAAGGCCATAGATGGGGTGTATTTGACTATTCTCAACAAGAGCCTAGACTGGTAGTGCATTATGCAGTTTTACAGAATCTCTATGGAGTGGACGACGTATTGGAAGCTTACCAGAAAGGAGATGCTGATTTCCATACTATTGTCGCCGACATGGCAGAGATACCAAGAACACAGGCCAAGACTATAAACCTTGGCCTGTTCTATGGTATGGGGAAAAATAAATTACAAGCTGAACTAGGAGTTAGTAAGGAAAAAGCTGAAGAATTATTTAGACAGTACCACAATAAAGTTCCGTTTGTAAAACAACTAATGGATAATGTAATGCAACGTGCCCAGGATTCTGGAAAAATTCGTACGCTTCTGGGTCGGCTTTGTCGCTTCCATTTATGGGAACCAAATCAATTCGGGATTCATAAGGCATTACCCCACGATGCAGCACTCATGGAACACGGACCAGGGATCAAAAGAGCATATACATACAAAGCATTAAATAGATTGATACAAGGATCAGCTGCTGACATGACAAAAAAAGCAATGATAGATTTACACAGAGCAGGTATCACACCACATATACAGGTACATGATGAATTAGATATATCTGTAATCAGTGATAAACATGTAACAATGATAAAAGATATCATGGAAAATGCAGTTTCTCTTGAAGTTCCTAATAAAGTGGACTATGAATCCGGACCAAATTGGGGTAAAATAAGTTAAAAAAAATGGAGGAAAATATGGACCATATAAAAAAAGTACTAACATGGGCTAAAGCTAATAAGCAGAAATCTGTTATTATAGTGATAGTCGTTATTGCAATAATCGCTTTAATTAAATAATTTATGCATGGCCTATCTCAATGCAAACATTCCTGTGATGTATTCACAGATCAGGAGAGAATATCTCTATGATCTTGAAGATCATCATGGAGAAGTTGAAGACTGCATTGTATTTGGCCTGGCATCTATTACGGGACGTCCCATACTATTTCATGCAATTATGGAAAATGGTGCAGTCTTTTATCGCCTTCCTATCTCCGCGTTCATTCAAAGAGGATTTAGAGCAGATCAAGTTCCTAGATATAGACTTGATGAGCTGGAGTTGTGGAATTGCTTTAGTTACTATCCTGCTGTCACTT